AAGAGCATTTATGAAAAGACTACAGCTGTCTGAGTATGTTGAATGCACTGGAGCTAAACTTGAAGATGGAATGTTGAAAGTGGAACTCGTTTATGATCCGCCTGAAGACAAAAAAGCCAAAAAAATAACTGTAAAATAGTTATAGTCAAAAATCACAACGCGTCGCGCGTAAGTCCTACATTTTCAGGGATACGCGCGAAGCTTTATATCCAAGCTTTCAGCTCTTCTCCCATTACTTTTGTAGCTATATTGACTTTTTTCCTAAGGGATTTAACAATTTTTTCATCAACAGTGTCTTCTGCGATAATGTCTATATATGTCATTGGTTTTTCTTGACCTATTCTATCAATTCTAGCTTCAGATTGTTGTCGTTTTTCTAAATCATAACCATTAGAATAATAAATCATTGTAGAAGCACCTGTAAGTGTAATTCCATATCCTCCTGTTTGTGGTGTACCTACTAAAAATCTTACAGGGCTTTCAGGATCCTGCATTTTCTTAATTGCTTTTTGTCTTTCTTCTGTAGTTGTACCTCCATAATAAGTCACAACAGAGTTATCCCCATACTCTTCTTTTAAGTGTTTCACTATTGTTTCTATATCGTTCCTCCAATGTGCCCAAATTACAACCTTGCCTTGTATCTCATCTACAGTGTCAATAAGTTCGGTTATACGATTATTCTTAATTTCTTGTGTGGTCCCATCATCTGCTTTAAAATGACCACAAGTAATCTGCTGCATTCTCATAAGTTGAGTAACTACGTTCATCGTAGTTGTAACCTTCCCATTCAATTCAGCTAAAGCCATCTTCTTCATTTGTTGATAAACTTTATTTTGTTCAGGTGTCATTTGAATAATACGTTTCATAAACGTTTTTTTAGGTAAATCTAAACAATCATCTTTCAAAACACGGTATGAAAAAGGTTTTAGCTTTTCGGATAGTTCATTAAGATTACGATACCCTACAACAATATTAACAGACCTACCTCCAAAGTTAGCTGTTTTCATTAAAGCATATCGTGTTCTAAAAGAATAGTAGGACTCGTGCTCTAATAGATAAGGATCTAAAAAATAACATTGTGTATATAAATCTAAAGGAGACTTGGTAACTGGTGATCCTGTTAAAATTCTTCTATACTTACATAATCTAGATAATCGTAGTATATTCTTTGTTCTTTTTGCTCCTGGATTTTTAATAGTTGTAGATTCATCTATAGCAACCAACGTTTCATGGCAGCTTAAAAATTTAGCAGCAAAATCAAGACCTTTTTTAGTTGAAAAAGCCTCAACATTCATAACTAGAATATGTAAGTCCATTTCGGGTTTAAATAAGACAGATAATTTTTGTTCTTGTTTTTTATTAATTAAAGCTTGCCACAAAACAACCTTTTTTTGAACATGATCAGCTAAATGCGTGGG